TGTTGTGCCAGATTCTGTACCTGTTACGCCAACTAAAGTATCTCCTGCTGATACTTTCATGTCACGACTTGATTCTAATTCTCCATTAAATGCTCTACCACAATGGCCATCGATTGTTGTGCCACAAGTTATAGTAAATCCGTTGTGTGTAGAATTGTTAGATAAATTACCTGTGCCTGAGTTTACACCATCTAAATTATGGTTATCCATATTAGATGAAGTTGTTCCTGCGTTCGGTAATATGTTTGTAGATGTAGCTGTATCGTTTTCTGCTTTAGCTGAAAGTATTACTAATGTTAGTATTAAGAATGCGTATAACCATTTCATTTTAGTATAAGTTTTTTAATTGACTTTTCTCCCATGTAGATTTCGGTCTCAGCCATAGACTTTATGCATTTGTAAGATACAGACTCATTGTATTCACGTTCTGCAGTTCTCTTACCACGTAAGCATGCTGCCATAGATTCTTGAATACGGTGTTCTTTTATTTCTCCGTTCCAAAACATCAGTAATGCAAAAACAACTTCTGTCAAATTATCCTCCGTTACCGTTCTTATAATGCATATCTCTACTAGAATCTTTTAGTTCTTCAATATCTTCTAAAGCTTTTTCTAATTGTTTTGTTAAAAATTCTATATTTATTTTATTTAAAGCCATAGATTCAATGTGCACGTTTAATTTATCTGTAGTCTTATAAAGATCCTCGATCATCATGAATTGCTCAGAATCAGCGGGTAATGAACCAAGTTGACCACGTGGCCATTTTATTCTAAACTCTGTATTCTCTATTAAATCTTTTTGCATTAACTCTAATTTTGTTGAGTTTGAATTTAATTTTTCCTGAATACCAAAAAAAGCCCATGTGCCGATTGCGACGAGCGCAATCAAACTGGCTACCGTTTTCATTGGCATTTGTACAGCTGCTTCTTCAGATATTCTTAATGGTTTAGTCATTTTTTCCTCATGTAATTTTTAGATGGTTCATAGTCCCATCGTTTACCATGATGTCCTCTTAAATCTGCGTACCACATTCTTAAACGAACTACCCATTTTCTTACTGGTCTAGGCATCTTTTTTCTTTTTCTTTCCACATTTACAACGTGGGGCAAATAAAAAATCAGTTATTTTATCACAAAAATTGTCAATAGCTTCTAGTGTTTTAATAATATATTTATCTAACATTTGGTTTTAATTCTTCTATCTTAATAGTTTTATCCATTTTATCTAATTCTTTTGTCATTTCCTTTTCTGCTCTTCTATCAGCTTTTTCTCTGTCTGTCATACGTTTAACATATGTCTTATAATCTGGTCTTTCATGACCATATTTTTTCCATAAAGCCATAGCTTCAGCACCAATTTTGCCATCAATAGGGCAAACGGTACCGGCTTGTTCCATTGCTTCAAACACACGCTCATCCTGGCAAAGAATTGCAACAGCTGCTACACGCATACCAAAATCATTTAATATTCTAGATAGTTTTAATCGTTCACAATTTTTGTCAATAAAATGTTTTCCACCACTGATACCAAGTCCAAATGTTTGTACTCCAAGTGATCCACCCACTGCACACACATCTTGTGTCATAGAATTATATGACGGCGCTCCTGCTGTCGGCGGCGCTGATTTTATATTAGAATTAGATGTTGAATTAGTTGTTGTGTTAGATGATGATCCGGATTCATATGTTGTTGCTCCACCTGTATACCCACCTTCAATACTTGTGTTGGACCCACTTACGTTTGTTTGTGTTTCTGCTGGGTATGCAGGTCCTCCAAATAATGCTAATAAAGTTATTAATAAAACTAATACACCTGTAAAATAATAATTCATTTTGCTTATCTCCATTATTTTTCGTATGCAACCTCGTTTTCCCATGTCTTGTCTTCATCTTTTGTATCACAGATACATTTAGAGCATTCACAAACGTCGATATGTGAATCTTTTTCACAATGACAATCGTGATTACAATTTTTACATTTACTCATATTAACCAACCCAGTTTTTAACAATATTTGTTAACCAATCCCAAACTTTTCTAATTGGTCTTACAATCCATTTTTTAATCATTTTTCTTCTCCTCTATTTCGTAGAAAAATTTATCAGTATCTTCAGTTTGCCACTTACCAGAATCTTCTACGTTCCACTCTGATGTTTGCACCTTCCAATCAGGGATATTATCTTTTACAGTAAAAGAAGGTAGGTCCCATATACATCTATTGTTAGGTTGTGCTGCAAAATTGCCATCATCTAAGGCAATAATGTGAGCGCACTTATGTTCGTGCGGTATTTCCGAATGTTCGGTATCTAGTATATTACTCTCTGGATGAGCAAAGTCAACCGTGAATAAATAGGATCCGTGATGCCATTTCTTATCTTTACCTATATATTTACCTGATGTACCCTGTATTATATCCCAAATATGAACAGAAGGATAATAACTAAAACAATTCCAAAGTTGTAGTTCATCAAGTCTTTTAATGGGAACAGCTTCCGGTTGAAAATCACGTTGAATAAAAGCCGTAATTGGTAAACGATAAAAGATTGCACCGTTTTCCATAATTGCATGCCATAAGATAGCACTTCCTGCAATAGAGCTAATACCAAAGACAATACAGTCTTCAACTTCTCCATGATGTTTTTTAAGATCATATAAATACTCCTTTCTTATTTGTGCGTAGATTGGTGGTATGTTTGCATTTAAATAAGCCATAATAATTATCCATTTATTTCTCCCCAATTATCTCCAGATTCATAGTCAACTTTATTAGGGATTTTTAATGTAACAGCATTTTTCATAATCTCAATAATTTTTTTAGCTTGCTGCGGTGATTCTACAGAAATATCTAGTTCATCGTGAACTTGAATATGTGGTATGATACCTTCCTTATATAAATCTAACATAGCTTTTTTTGTCATGTCTGCTGCTGATCCTTGAATTAATTTATTTAATGCTTTGTAGGTATATGCTCTTCTAACTTTTGGTCTAATCCTTTTTATTTCTTCTTCCATCTCTAACCTTTCTTTTTCTTCTGGAGGTTGCTTTTCCGCTTCTAACTCAAGTTTATATTTATATCTCTTTTTTAACTCGGCTTCTTGTTTGGCTATAGACGCTGATTCCGCTTCTGCTTTAGTCATTGGGGGGCTGAGAACTCCAGGGTTATATTCATTCAATTCCCATTTATTAAACCTACATCTTCTTTTTAAAAGAGTGGTAATATATCCGGACGCTGCAGCGTCTTTAGAAGTATTATTCATTAAATCTTTAACAAAAGGAACGTGGTTATGATATTTATTAAATAATTTTTCCGCTTCATCTTTAGTCATACCTAGTTCAGCTTGTAGTTTTGCTTTACCCATACCATAAAATAATCCAAGATTAATAGTTTTAGCCTGTGTTCTAGAAATGTCTGCCATGTCTGCTACGGTCTGGTGAAAGTCTACTATATTATTATTAAACTCATCTACAATTCTTTTTACCTCTTTTTCTTGACGAAGTTTTTGACTTGATGCTGCATAGTGAACTACTAGTCTTGGTTCTTGTTGTGAGTAATCGAAACAACCCCATTTATGATTTTCTTCTGGAATAAATAATGACCTAATCTTTGGCCCTAGCTGCTTGTTTCTAGCTGGAACTTGTTGGAGATTAGGATTAGAATAAGAAAATCTTCCTGTAACTGTTCCCCCACCTTCACCTCTAATAGGATTAATATCTGCATGTATTCTACCTTTATACTGATACTTGATAATTGTATCAATAAATGTAGTATGTGCTTTGTTAATCTCTCTAGCTTTAGCAATTTTATTAACAATAGGATGTTTATGTTCTTGAAGAAAATTTTTAGTAAAGGAAGGTGCTTTTGATTTTACTGTTCTTTCGTAAGGTAAATGAAGCTTGTCAAAAACTGTGGCAATGCTCCTTGCTGCCCATATTTGAGGCTCTATTTGTGTTTCTTTTTTTACTTCTAATAACAATTGCTTTTCTTCTTCAACTAATGTGGATTTTAATTTGTGAGCTTTTTCGACGTCTACACGCACGCCTTTAAATTTCATATCAATCAAACAAGGAAATAATTGTGTTTCAAGATTAAATACATTTGTTAAGTCTTGATTTTTAATCTCAACAGATAATTTTTTAAAAAGTTTTAAAGTTAACTCAGCGTCTTTTTCTGCATAAGCACCTACAAACATATCAGGAAGTTTCCACATCTCAGCTTTAGGATCAACACCAGCTTTAGATGCAGCTTCTTTTAAAGCTGTTTCATCTTTAACTTCACCTAACCACTCGTATGAAACACTGTTTAATGAATATGAAAATTTGTTTTCATCAACCAATGCTGCCATTACCATAGTGTCTACAATGTGACCCTTAATATTAACACCATATGCTTTTAACCAACAAACATCATACATTGCATTATGAAATATTTTTGTAGCAGGTAAAGCGCATACATCTTTAATCCAACTCATAACACTAAGTTCATCAAAATGATTTTGTTTTAGGTGACCAAAAGAATAATACCCAGACCAACCTTCTACTGCTACAGCAATACCAACAATCTCACCTTCACCAATTAGCGCTCCGGAACCTCGTAATTTTAATCCTGGATCTTTTGTTTCTAAGTCAATTGCAATATATTTATGGTCTTTTAAATCTGGAAAAGAAGTAGGACTGTTCCATTCTGTTTGAGCTGTATACATTTATTTATAATCCCTTTCGATAATCATTTCTATAAAGTGAATTGCTTTTAATAAATCTTGTTTCTTTCCTTTGTCTGCATGTCTAATAATATATTTTATAGCACATCCTTCAGGGTAAAGCAATTTGTTCTCTATTACAAACTTGCTAGGCTGAATTTTATATTTTTGATAATGTGATCCGCCAATTTGTTTGTCATATGGTTTCATATTATCTGTTCTCCTATCTTGTAGTAATTCGCTGTTAATGGTGCTAAAATATATAATTTTTGCATTGCTCGTGTTACGCCAACAAAAAATAATCTATGTGTAGAATCCGGATCTTCTGCTACTTTTTGTGATATCCATGTTGATTGGTCTGGTGTTCCATAATCTATACACAAAACAATATTTTCTCTTTCTCTACCTTTCGCGCTATGTATTGTAGACAGTTCTATTCTTGGATCTGTTGATAGGTCATCACCACTTTTTAAAATACTTTTTATATATTTTTTTACATCCTCATCAAAACTTAATTGTTGCCAGTCACCTTCAATTAATAAACCGTGTTTCTTTTTTAAAATATCTAAAGATATTAATTCATCACCAATTAGTGTCTTACCACCAGCATAACCGTGTTTAACGTGATTTTTGTTGTAGTTTAAATACTCCCACATATTTTTTGTATCTTCAACTGTCACCATTTCTCCATTGTTTAATTTGTTCCAAGTTCTGTAAGCTTCTAAAATTTTTTGTGGTAGAAAAGTATTTCCTTTACCAAAAATTCTTAAACCTTTCCTGTAAAAATGTTCTGAAAAATCTTGTAACAATTTGTTAGTCGTTGCTAAAATCATCCACTCTCCTTTATTAAAATCTAAGTCTTCTAAAAAACAATTTTCTATAAGTTTTCCTTCTTCATCTTTGGGATACCATTTCTTATCTACTCGTTTACTTATGTGAGTCAATATTTCTAAAGCTTTTCTATGTATTGTTTTAGGAACTCTGTAAGATTTTTCTTGGTCATCTCTTTCCCCTTCTAAATCTATAAAAATATTAGGATTAGCACCTTGAAATTTAAAAATTGTTTGATCATCATCCCCCGCAATATATGAGCGTTTACATTTGGACTCAATGTAAAAAAACATATCCCATTGCGAAGGATTTAGATCTTGAGCTTCATCAAGAAAAATTGCATCGAGAGCAAGATGCTTTTTTTTCTTAACAAATAAGTTAATCATGTCAGAAAATTCATACATACCGTTTATTTTTTTATAGTATTCAATATCTCTTTCTAATTGTTGTACAAAAAATATATCTACGGTACCTAAATGATAGTTTAATTGTATAGTTGCTTCTTCTAAACTAATTACTTTTGC